ATCGCCATGTCGATCGCATCGAGCAGCGGGCGAAGGCTGCTCATCAGCGTGGCGCTCTCCTCCTGCAGCGCTTCAGGGGTCGGTTTCGGTTCAGGCATTGTCGTTCCTCCTCGGGCTAGATTCTACCCAACAGTACCAGAATCAACAAGATCACGAGGATCAGCCCCAGACCGCCGCTCGGGTACCAACCCCACGAGCTGGACCAGCCCCAGGTCGGGATTGCGCCGATGATCAGCAGCACCAGGACGATCAGCAGGATTGTGCTCATTCTGTTCCTCTTTCTCCTCGCCGGCTGCTATCGGTGTCTTCCATCAGCAAGAGCGCTCGGCGAAGGCCAGGGGTCAGGTTCCGATCGGGCGTGTCGAGATCGTCGGCGATTGCTTCGCAGATCCGCCAGGCGGTCGTCGTGCAAGCGACAGTGGAGAGGCGGTTCCAGTCAACCGTCTCGGGATACATTTGTTCGCTGGCGGTAAGGTCACCCTCCCGCTTCGGGGCGCTCTGGCTCTTCACTCTCCCAACTCCTCGAGGAGCGCTTCCATTGCCCGCTCGTATTGCCGCGCCCGCCGCGCCGTGAGTAACGCCGCCTGGCGATAGAGCGAATCGCTCCGTGCCGCCTGCGCTGCCTCTAGCGCTTCATTCGCCGTGATCAGGTCCTGCCAGGCTCGCGCGGCCGGGTGCTGGTCGGTAGAAAGCTCATCGCTCATCGCAGGCCTCCAGCACCTCAGCGACGTATTGCCGCAAATCCGCAAGCCGCGTTCCGGTCGGCAGCAGCAGCCAGCGGGCAAGGCGGTCATCGATCACCCGCAGCGCCTGGGTGAGCCGCTGCACTTCACGACGCTGCTGCTCGTAATAAGCCCGCTCGGCTTCCACAGCTTCTCGGAGAGGGCTCATTTCGTGACCTCGACGAGCGCCCGATCGAAGAGAGCGAGCACTTCTTCCCGCGTCCGGCCAAGGTGCTCATTGTAACCCACCGCGTTGATGTTCGGGTTGCCGGTTATCTGCTGCGCCGCGGCGTCGAGCTGGTCCTCGAGCAAGCCCAGAAGCGGCGGATGATCGAGGCCATAGGGGTCTTCGCCGGCGGCGGCATAGACCGCTCCCATGGCGCAATAACAGTTCTGGCCGAACTCTTCCCGTATATACGGTCCCTGGCACCAGCCCTGCGCCACGAGCGCGCGGGCCTCCTGCAGGATCTGCGAAGTGCTCTTGTTCATTCGGCCGCCTGCCCTTTCCGCACCAGCTCCCGCGTCCGCTGCCCGCCTCTGGAACCCATCTCGACATAATGCGCCCGGCCATACTTTTTCGCCGTCGCGGTCCCGCCCAGGTGCCCAATGTCGGCATAGTTCGCCATCCCGTGCCGCTGCTTCGTCACCTCGCCGCCCCGTCTTCCCATCGCGGCATAGTCAGCCGTCTCTCGTCTCTTGTTACCGCCCAATCGGCCCGCTTCGCTCACGCTCATGCTCTCATCTTTCACGTTTTTCCTCCAGTTTCCGCAGCCGCGCCCCTTGATTTGTCAGCCACTCGCTCAGGACGCCGATGCTCTGATTCAACACGATCAGCGCCACTAGCACGCCGACCCGCCAGGCGCCCTCAAGCGCGAGCAGCCACTGCACGCGCATCAGAAGTCCCTCGTTTCGCCGAGCCCGCTCCATGGCTGCCAGCGGTTCCCGCATACGGCAAAGGCGAGCATCAACGCCTCAGCCCGATCCGGTGAGCCCATCTTCGGCAGGCGTTTCCGCATGTCGTCCTTGCTTTCTAGCTTCATCTGCCCCTTCGGCGTGAACTGTTTCTTCAGCGCGCAAAGCTGGCCCAGGAGAATCGGGTCCTCGCCGGGCAGGCTTATGTCGCCGTCCTTGAACCGTTGAGCAAGACCTGCGTACAACTCTGCCCGTCGGTTGAAGTAGTTCTCGGGATCGATGGCCTTGTTGCCCACGTTGACACCGATCACGGGGAACTTCTCCTCCCGAAGACGATCAACGACTCCCGCACCTACGCCGATCTCATCGACCTTGATTGAACTCGGGCTCCACTGACGCGCTAGATTGGCGATGCGCCCAGCACTCTGCATGGTGTCATTGTTGCGCCAATAGTCCGCAGCAACCACAGCCGACCCCACGCGAACGTATGCGACGCTTTCATCGCCGCCATAGCGGGCAATGTCTACGCCGATCTCGATTGGGCCTGTTCTCTCTTCCATGCTCGAACCCTTCGCATCTTGAGCTTGCAGCGTTCATTGACACAGATACGGCAGACTCGGCCCCGCTTATCGGTGTGTGAGTAAGGATGCCCTTTGGGGCAATGGGTCTTTCTGGCATTGACCGCCGAGACTCCATTGCCCCGTCGCAGATTCTCGGCCGGCGTCACCGCCTCGAGGTGAGCGAAGTTACAGCAGCGGGGATTGCGGCACAGGTGGTCAAGTTGCAGGCCCTCGGGCACCGGACCAACGAAGTGCTCATACAACAGTTTGTAGACAAAAACCGTTTTGTATTGGTAGCCGACCTTGCCATAGCCCTTTGGTCCTCTGGCCGCGCCAGGCCAAAACGCGCAGCCGTTCTCCTGCACAATCAAGCGTCCCATGATCGAGCCGATGGTCGTCGTGTATCCCCGTGGCATCTGCTTGGTCCCCTGCCTAGTAGTTCTCCACCCAGGCAGCAAACACCTACTGTTCTCCCCGTCGCTGAGCAGCAATAACCCACGACATTCGAACGAGGGAATCCTCTGCCTGGTCCGGGAATTCGCCGAGCACGCGGACCTGATAAGCCGGGTTGTCCTCACCCCACTCCGCCAGCCGTTCCTCGCGCCAGCCGGGCGGCAGGAGGCGCTCCGGCACGTCGAACGCCGAGATGTGAAACGCCTGATAGAGCGCCGACTGGTGCGACTGGAAGAAGGTCCCGGACGGGCCGTTCGGGTTGCCGATCAAGAGCAGTTTCGCATTCGGCCCAGTGAGAATGCCCTCGATTGCTTCATAGATCGCCTCATCGACGCCGGAGGCCTCATCGACGATCACCAGGACCGATTCCGAATGGAGCCCCTGGAACCGCTCCGGCTCGTTCGTGGTTAGCCCGATCGCCCGCTGCTGGGGGAGCACGGTGAGGTCCATCGTGTTGAGCGTGCCGCCGAGCCGGCCCCGCCGCTGGTGCTGGGCGACCTCATACCAGAGCAATTCCTTGACCTGCCGCATCGTCGGCGCCGTGGTCACCACGAGCGATGGATCGAAGCAGCGCACCCACCACTGGAGCAGCGCTGCCGAGCAAAAAGTTTTCCCTGAATGATGGCACGAGCGCACGGTGACCCGGCGATGCGCCGCCACGGCCCGCATGATCTCCTCTTGCTTCTGCCACGGCTCGACGCCGAGCACCTCGCGGCAGAAGCCCACCGGATCATTCCGATAGCGCGTCAGGCTCGTCGTCGAGGAGGAGTTCGTCGGGCTGTCCTCCTCCCAGGAGATCCCCCGCCGGAGACACTCCTGCTTCGCCGCCTCGCGCAAGAGCCTTAACCTGCTCGTCGGTAGCGTTGCGCCAGTCAATCTTCAGCGTCCTCCCATACTTGTGCGGCCGCCCCGCCGTCAGGAAATACTCGATCAGCCGGTCACTCTGCTTCTTCGCTCGCTGCCAGCCCACTGCCTCGAGGATATCGAGCGCGTCCTCGTGCGCGTCCTTGAGCCGCTGCTGAAAGTCCTCGTTCTTGAACCAATCATAGACCGTCGAGCGCGGAATGTCGGCCGCTTCACAGGCGGCGCGGATGTTGCAAGAGTTCCGATAGGCAGCAATGAAACGGTCCTGGCGATCTATCAATGTCCGATTTGGCGTGTCCTTGGTGCGCCCGCCCATCAGAGCCTCACGGCCTCTTTCCCCGTCGCCTGTTCCCACCGGGCGAGGCAGACATCGCAATACTCCGGCGACATCTCCAGGCCCCGCCAGCGCCGGGCGGTCGACTCCGCAGCGATCAACGACATCCCGCTTCCCGCGAACGGATCAAGTACGAGATGACCAGGCTCGCCGTAGAGACCATAAACCCACTCGGCTAAAGCGACGGGCTTCTGCGTTGGATGAACGCGCTTCTCGTTCCGCTCACTGGCTCGAATCATGCCGCTCCACTGATGACGAAACAAGCGTACCGACCGTCCCGGACTACACCAAGCCAGTTCAGCATCGGCGAAGTCGCTCGACCCAGTTTCCTTGTCCCAGACCAGCCAACAGGATGAGCAGGGCAGGAAGCCGGCATAATGGTTGGCTCCCCACCAGACCTGAACCGCTCGCGGAAAAACCTCCGCACAGAGGCGGAAGCTGTCGAGAGCCGTGTCAGGCGAATCGTCGCCGATGACGGGATGATAACGGTTTGCCGGGACTCCCGGTGCCTTCCCGATGTTCTTCTTCCCACCAAACGGATAGCCGCCCTGGGGTTCTCCGTGAGAACCGACGCGGCCATCATCACCGACGATATCAATGCCATACGGGGGATCGGAAAAGACCAAAGCGGGCAATTCACCTTCCATCAGCCGCTCGACGTCCTCCCGCTTCGTCGCATCCCCACAAAGCAAGCGGTGCTCACCTAACTGCCACAGCTCTCCCGCCTTGCACCGCGTCTCCACCCGCTCCGGCAGCGCATCCGGGTCCGCTTCCGGCAGCAGACCGCTCGCCGGTTCGCTCACCTCGCCGAGCAATTGCTCCAGCGCCCCATCGTCAATGCTCTCGATCAGAGCAGCCAGCGCCTCATCGTCAACCAGCGCCATCGCCCCAATGGCATCGAACGAACGCAAAAGCCGCCGTTCCTGCGAGAGCGGCATCTCCACCACCTTAACCGGGATCAACGCCTCGCCGGTCGCCAATGCCAACTCCACGCGCGCGTGACCGTCGATCAGATTCCGGGTTCGCTTGTTCCACAAGGGAGCATCAACCCAACCGTGCTCGTCCACGCTTGCTTGTAAGGCAGTCTTTTGAGAATCAGGGTGTCTCCTGAAGTTGGCTGGATTCGGCACCAGCTCACCGGGAGCCATTTCCTCGAGGACGAATCGCTGTCTACTCATTCCACCCACCCAGAACCTCCCGCATCACGGTACTGCGCGCAAGGGTTGTCGTCAAGACAAATAAGCCTATTCGTTCTCTTCGTTAGACTCATGGCCTGTCTCTTCCTCCTTCTTTCTCGCCTCTCTTTTCCCTTCTCTCTGCGCTAATTCCCGCCAGGTGGCCCAGAACTCGTCCCTGGCCTTCTCAAGGGCCGTACGCCCGGCTGTGTGCTTCTCATCCAGGATCGCATTACCCTTCCGGAAGCGGTGGTTGGTAAACGATTCGGTCCAAGAAGACACAAGCCAGGTGATCGAAGCCGCTCTGGTTAATACGGGTCGTATAGGTTCCACCAGGCCGGTCATAGGCCGTCTTCACCTCAACGCTGAACACTATCCCCGAGCGGCTCAAAACCATCAGATCGAACGGCGCCGCTGGAGATAGCGCCCGGTAAACATAAAATCCTTGGGCCATCAGGTCAGCGCAAACGCGCAGCTCATTCAGCGCCCCTACGTCGCTGGAGGAGATGCCCAACTCTTTAGCCAGCGACGGGGTGCTATACCCTTTGGCCCGGCATTCGCCGGGACAATACCGCGTGGTAGGCTGGGTCGAGTGAGACGCCCTTCCACAAACAGCGCAGGTGAATTGATACACGGTCAGATCCTTTCAGATCAGGAAAGAGCGGACTCGTTCCCTTCCTGGGCATTCTGCAGCCGCCGGTCGATCTGCTGCCGCCGGGTCAGGGTGATGGCCCGCACTTCGGCCCGGCTGAACAAACTAGCCTGGCGCCAAACGCCTACCCGGGTGGTAGGAGGGGCGCTGGTCCGGGTTCGCTGGGTCTTTCGGTGTCGCACTGCAACATTTCCGCTTCAAAGTCCGTGAGCGCCGCCCGGCCCTCCACCACCAGCCATCGCTCATAATCGCGCCGCCCGTTCCCGTCCCGAAAGCGGGCGGCCCGGGTGGTCGTCGTGATCTCCGGTTCCCATTTCATGCTGCCGTTCACGCAGCGGCCGGTGACCGTCAGCGTCAAGCGGCAGACCTCATCATCCCTCACTTTCCTTCTCCTGCCCAGGCCCGCAGCGCCCCTTCGATCCAGGCGCGGGCCTCGGGTGCCTCATACGGAGCCTGATGGCGCTGGATGACCGCGGCCACGCCATCGGGCTCCTCCGTGGCCTGATAGTCGCTGGCGTGGATGCCCTGGGCGCGGAGGATCTGGTAGATGCGGCTGGGGCTCACGCGGTAGTCCTCAGCCAGTCCTTTGACCGGCACGCCCCGGCCGAAGGCGTCCACGATGACCTCGTATTCCTCGGCGGGAATGCGCTGGCCGGGGCGGGTCTCGATGATCATAGACCCAGGCTCCCTTGACTCGTCCGCTTCCTGGCTATCTTCTCCACGTACTCCTCGCTCAATTCGATGCCGATGGAGCGGCGGCCGAGGCGGCTGGCGACGCGGGAGACGGTCCCGCTGCCGGCGAACGGATCGAGGACCAGGGCTGGGAAGAGTTGATCCTCGGTGTGCTGGTGCGCGCACGTCGAGCGCCAGCCGGTTGTCTTGTTCTCATAGGCCATCTTGCTGCGGTGTCCGTCCCGAGCGCGATTGCCCCCCTGATCATTGGGTTCGTCGTGGCGCACTTGCCCATAAGCACGTTTGTCATGCTGGGGGCTGGTGGCGACCAGATCCCCCTTCTCACGCACTCTCTCCCAGGGAGCGCCACAGGTAGGGCAGACACCCCTCTCTGA